TCCACAATGCGATAATCTTTATCAGCGCAAATCGCACATTTTACTGCTTCCATGCAGTCTTTCAAATCGTCCCAATCTTGAGCACTGAGATTATCAAAGCCATGTGTTTTGGCTTTTTCCATAGCCCATTTTCCCATTTCCATTGCAACTTTATGCATTACAGTGCCCCCTTTCTAACAGCCTGTGTAACAGGTGCGTCTGCTGCTGGGGCTGTACCATTGATTGCAGTCAGATTATTGTTCGGACTACATGCCGGATTTCCTAACATTTTGAACGCTCCACCAGTAGCACTTGTTGCAACTCTGGTTGCATATTTTGTTCTGGTTCTTACGCCACATGCTGTTACCTGTGCACAGCAACGATTCTCTAGCGGATACAATGTTGTTCCTGTTCCTATCTGAATCATAACTGGGGCAGTAATTGTGGTTGCATTTGGAATAGACTGTGCTAAAACAATGCAGTATTTTTCTCCATTGTTGTAGCTTCCTTCCGGGATAGTAACCACAAGATTTCCACCTGTGAATGCAATTGCAGTAGACAGCACAAGGTGATTGCAAAGCTTACAAACATTCTTACATGCCATATTTTTTACCTCTCAATCAATAAGAGGTGAGCCGCAACCCACCTCTTAGAATTTAGTCAACCTCTAAGGGTGAGTTACTTAGCAACAACCGTTACCATATGTATTGCATCCTGCGTATGCATATGGAGCCGGAACCTGGAATGCAGGAATCGGAGCAGGATTGATTGCATTGATTAACTGCTGTGTCTGAGAAGCCATTGCAGTTGTAAGCAATGCAGACTGGCGATCCTGGGAAGCAGCACGTTTCAGATCAGAATTCTCTGCCTGTAATGTTGCAATCTTATCCTGAGTTAAGAAATCTAACAGCGCTCTCGTGTTGCTGTTCTGATTTTCCAGAAGGTCTCTGGTGTTGTTGTTCATTGTGTTCTGCAATGCACAAGTGTTGGTAGCCAGGTTATAGTTGATACCCTGGATGGCTTCTCTGGTCTCGCAGCAACAACTTGCTAACTGAGACTGTAATGCATTGGTATTCTGCATACCAGCTACAGTATCAGCATTGATTGCCTGCTGAACGCCATTAAAACCTTGAAGCATTCCGACGTTCACGCCGTTGAAACCGCTCTGCATGGTATTGTTAAGCGCATATGTGCTATCACAAATGCCCTGCTGAATACCTCTGATACCATTCTGAATATCATTCAGAGCAAAGCCCTCGTTGATATCCGCTCTGGTAGCCCATCCTTGGAAACCTGCACCATTTGTACCGTTTCCACCATTGCCGCCCCAGCCGCCAAAGCCGCCGAAACCGCCCCAGCCGAAGATTGCGAAAATAAGGACAAGCCAGATAAGGGAAAAACCATCGCCGCCCCACATGTCATTTGCACGGTTATTAGAGCCTGTAGCGGCTGCAATGTCGCTAAGACTATAATTTGAACCATTCATCATGTTTTTAGTCTCCTTAAATTTTATTTACAATAGGAGACATCCGCGGCTGTCATCCCAAATTGTAGCGATTCTGAATCACCCAATTATGGGGAAGTTATTTCATCCCTAAAAATTTTTCTAAAATTCCTTCGGGAGAAAAATTCTTTTCTTTAAATATATTTTGCTGAACTTGATGCAACTGTTCTGTATCACCATGTTTGTACAAATCCAGAGCATTTTTTAATGTTGGATTGTTTCCAGCAAATTTACTCATATCGTTCATCATGTTATCAACACTTCCGAACCTTTGAGAAATCATTTGCTGAATTTTTTGTTTCATTATTGTATTTGGGTTGAAATTCATCTCTGATTACCTCCCTTCTGTGTCTTGGGCGGTTCAGATTGTATTGGCAATAATTCTTTAATTTCAGAAATCTCTGCGTGAACATCATCACGAAGTTGGTTAATCAGCGAAACAATATCAACTTGATTTGTGTTATTACTTTCTGGTTGTTCTCCTTCATTTACAAGTCTATAAGTGAAAATTCTACTTCTTCCATCTGCCTGTAATTGTTTTCGGTAAACTTCTGTACCGTCAGTTTTTGGATAATAGACAGGGTTCCCAGACATATCTACGTCTTTTGCCTTTACAGTATCAATGCCATCAACCATCTGTCCTTGCAACATGGGGATTTGTGGTACTTGTGGCATTTGTTGTATTGGTTGCTGAATCTGTGCCTGTCCGTATGGCATTGCCTGCTGATAACTATTCTGCAATTGTGCTAATCTATCTTGATACGGCTGTATTTGTTGAAATGGTTGCGCAAAATACGGATTACCATACTGCATATCTCAAACCTCCCTTGTTTTTATAACTATATTTTACAATAATAAGAGGTTGATTAACACGCCATGATAACGCCATAAATACGCCACATTTTATGAATACAAAGAAAAGCCCCGACAATACATCGGGGCAACTTTCATAATTTTCTTCTTTAATTTTCTGTTTATGCGGTCTACGGTTCTCGTGCTGTAGCCCATGATTTCTGAAGCTTCTGCAAGCGTTTTTTCTTCATAAACACGCAATCGGAATAACTCTTTTTCTCTGGAATCAAATCCAGCTTCACGCAAATAGAAGATTCTTTCATCTTCCGAAAAGTCTTTATAATCATCCATTCCACTGTCCTCCCTGTAGTGGAATCAATATTTACACCGGGAAAATGCCTTTTAGGGCAAAGCCTAAAACAATACCAATTATGCCAGTTATGATATAAGCAATTATTTTGTCCTGTAACTTTCCTGGTTTTTCCATGAGTGATTTTAAATTGTCGTTCATTTCGTCAACTGTATCCTTAATGTGTCCCAGATCGTTGTTGTATAAAGCAATTTTCTGTTCTAGCACATTGATACGATTAAAAAAGCCTTCATCCCTTTTGGAATGCTTTTCTTTCATCTCATGGACGGCACTTTCCAATTCTTTCAAGCGGTGTTCGTTGATACACTCGTGTTCACATCCCATCGCTATTCCTTTCCATCACTCCCATTTTTTAAGATATTGCTTCTACCCGCCTAATTTGAAGCACCCCTGCGATACGTGGGAGGATTGACGTATCACGCACACACCATCTTAGAATCCGATAAATGGAAAAACGCCATGATTTACATAAATTTCAGTTTCGGAAGTCCAATTTCTGTTTACAGAAGATTCGGAATGTGATCCTTGAAATTCAGCTCCCTGTTTCACCAGAAAGAAAAGAGCCAAATCAAATATGCAATCATAGCAGTTTTCCATATCGGAATTTATTTTCTCATCACTGTAGGATGAAGGATAATTCCTTTTCTTCTTAAATGAACGAATAGCCCTCTCTGCTGAAAGAGGAATCATCCTCGCTGTTTCTACATCATCTTCAAGATAATTTGTCAAATCTTCTATAAGCTGTTCGTCCATTTAATCACCTACCTTTGCTGAGATAAAATCTCTGATATTATTCCAGCCTTATTAGTTGCTGTCAGGGCATAGCCGTTATCACTAGCAAGTTGTCTCAACTGTGATACAGTCATATTAGACAACTCGCTTTCTGTATACTTATGTGTTGATTCATCATAAACACTCGCTACAGATGGTGACTGGCTGTTTTCATCGAGACTATGCCCGGTTATTCCCCCGCCTTGGTACCGATCACGATACCACCGTTAGCTTTTGGTGCGACCGGAATGAACATTCCAGAAGCTTTTGTCCAAGTAGTAACCGGATCCTGTGTAGCCCACATGGACAGAGTAATAAACATTCTGTTTTGCTGTGTGATAAAAGCTCTTGCTTCCTCTTCCTCTGGTGTTGGCCCCCAAAGTCCAGTACCGAAAGAACCATCCGGGTTAGCTTCATACAGGGTAAATACGTTTTCTTTAAAGAAACGTCCAGTTTTCCATGCTCCATCTTTTCTGTAACGATATTTTTCATCGCAGCGATCTACGGTAATCTCATATTCCTGCATAAGAAGGTTTGCAAGTTCCTGTTTGGTCAGAAGACGTTTGTTAGCCGCACCAAGAACAGCGGTTTGCATAGCGGTGTTGTTTCTCATATAATTAATCATTTTTAAGGAAGTGAGGGCTTTATTAACAACAAATCCCTTTTCTTGTGCAACATCAATCATCTTTTGAATATCGCCCATAATATCAGAATCCGGCTTAGACCAGTCAGTAAGGGTGATTTTTGCTTCTGACGGAACGCCAAGATCAATCGGAAGATCTACATTGTTCTCATGGATTTTAAGAGAACCAGTTCCCATGATCTGCCCTTTCATAACTTTTGTTCTTGCCAGAACTGCTTCAAATGAATTACTTACATCGTCAAACACAAATTCGGTAAGAGACTGATCGTCCGGGACGCCGTTTTCAATAGCCATGCGAAGAGATTCTGACTGATTCATTTTCTCTTTAATGAAAAGTTTTTCGGTCAGTACCTTCTCAAAGCTTGGTCTCTCTCCAATTCTTGCCTCTGTATCAAGCGCATGAACATAAGCAACTCTAGGAAGTTGCTGCCCGCTCATAAGTCTGTAGTATTTTGCTTTCATAAATTGGGTTTTTACATCCGGGAAGATAACGTCAAGTGCTCCCGGACGTTTAACTGCATAATTCTGTGAATAGTTAATTCTCTCTTCCAGTGTAATACTGGTCAATACGTTATAATTCATTGTGGAATACCTCCTTAAAATTCAACTTCTGGTTCTGTTAAAAACGCAATTCCAAAAGGCTTATCAAGCTCTTGGAGTTCTGTTTTTGCGGTAGAATCAACTGCTACTGGAAGTCTGTTTTCAAAAACTCGTCCTGCAACGATTACAGAAATCGGACGTTTTTCATCGTCTGTCATATCAACTTCTTCGTATACAATCCCTTTTGCGTCTGTTTCATTTTTGGGGAAAACTGAACCAGCCTTAATGATTTTTCTTCCACCAACTTCCACCGCATTTGTCTGCTCTGCTGTAAAAGTCTTTAAAATAAGTCCTTCCGCAGATTCAAGAAAATTGGGGGTTGTACCGTATTCAATAACTTTGTTAAATGCCATAACTTAATTCTCCTTTTTTAAAAATTAATTGGGGCGTTTCCTCCAAGTTCTGTTTTTTCGGAACCGCTTAATTGTTTTGAACGTTCAGCTGCATATTTTGCAGCACCACTTTTTTCTTCTTTTCCTCTACCGCCATTACCACCACCCGGATTCGGAGTATTTTCCAATGCTTCTTTCTCCCAGGCTGCTTTTGCGGTATCAAGTGCTGTTTTATTTGCTTCGGAAACTCCCTTGACAAAAGTTTCAACTTCTTTCATTACATCCTCAGATTTCTCACAAGGCATGTACGCATATGCTTTAATAGCACTTGCGTAAGTTTCGCTTGAAAGTCCTGCGTTTGCGAACATGGAAGTAATTTCACTGATAAGGGCTTTTTTGTTGGATTCTGCAAGCGCAGCCTTCAAATCAGCCAATTCCTTATCAACTGCTTCCTTTTCTTTCTTGCGTTCAGCTTCCAGCCGTTCTGCTTCGGTCATGTTCTGCTTTTTCAACTCTTCCAACTCTTTTTCCAGAGAATCTGCTTTTTCAGCTTTTTCCTTCAGAGAAACATTTTTGTCTTTCTCTTTCTTAGTTTCAGCAGAAATAGAATCAAGAAGCTTAGAAACCTGTTCCTCGGAAGGTTCTGCAACTCCCATACCGATAAGTGCCTGTTTTGCCTGTTCTCTTGTCATTGAAATCTCCTTTCTTCCAGTCCAATACGCTTTTTCAACACGGTTCGCTCCGCACATGGTCTGTACCCGATTTACGCTCACGGGCTGTTGCAATTTATTTGATTTTGTGTATTAAAAAAGAAGCCTTAGATTTCTCTAAAACTCCTTAAATAATCGAAATTTGGTTCATTCTTCGTTAGATGGAGAATTTGCCATTGGTTCTGTTTTGGACGGATTTTGAAACTTTCCGTCAAGTAATTGCTGTGCTTTCTGCATTTCCGCTTCCGGGTCTGCCAGTTCCGGGTAAATAGTTCCCAGATACGGTAAACTCATTTCGTAGACTTTCTGTGGATCACTAAATAGCCCGCAAGTAATCAGTGCGATAAGCGGATGAATTTTATTTTTAAACAGATAATCAAGAGCCTGTGCTTTGACAAGCATATTGTCTGTTGGGTTTCTGGTTATCTTTACATCAAAATCTCGCGTTGAGATATTAACATCATTTGATGTACCACGAATAATATTCAGAATAATTCTAGCAGATTCCTTTTCAGCTTCCTTGGTGAATGCTTCTACCAATTTTGCATCTCTTTCTGCGAAGTCCCATCCATTACGAAGGTATACAGCATTTCCTGTATCCCCTCCGCTATTGCTTTGGCGGTTTGGCATTGCTTCCACAATCAGCATGTTATTGTAGATATCATCCTTTGCAACCTGGCTCTCTGATTGATTCAATTCAGCGGTCATCAGTTCAACATCCGACTGACAGCCATTTCCAGTATCTTTAACAGAGATGGCGCCAAGTTTTACCATTTCCAAAAACTCGTTTTTATCTACCTCGCAGTTCTTGAACTTCATAAAGGATTGCACAAACTGTTCAACGCCATTTAATCTATCAGACTGGTATTTGTTGATTGCATCAAATAATGTGATTGCAATTTCAACGTCCGAAAGCCTGTCATGATTATTCGGGCATTCAACAATAGGAATCCCACCAAAACCGTTGATGCCATATTCGGTTACTTTTCCATTCGTGATTTTGAAAAACTGGTTCTTTGAATAGCATAAGTAGTATTGTTGCTCATCTTCATCCTTCAAAATCTGAACGGACAGCATTGGTTTTCCGTTCCTCTGCGAATATACAATGTAACAATCACCAGGATACGGAATAAAGATTCTAAACGGCGGTAAATCTCCGTTTTCTGTCCAGTCCTCTTCTTTCAGAATAGCCTTATAAGAAGTTCCTGTTGCACTTTGGTATATTGCTCTCTGGATGTTTCTTGCATCTGCATTGGCTTCATCCAGATAATCATTCAGCAAATCAACTTGCTCATTTATTTTTTTGTCTGCATTTTTCTTTTTACATACATATTGGATTGGTTCCCCGCAAATCTGTCCAGCTTTAAATTTTACAGTTTCAAATGCGTGATTTTCAACCACTCTGTTATTGACTTCTGGACGGACTATTTTGTTTCGGTATAATATCGGCTGATCGCCTTTCATGTACCGATACAAGTAATCAATCAATGTTCGGTTTCTATTATGTATGCCAATTGTATCTGAAACTACTTTTACTACATTTTGTGGAGTGATTCGGTCAACGCCTGTGTAGGCTACTTTTCTACCGAATTCTCCTCGGCATAAATCTACAAAATTCATTGTATTTCTCACGAGCCGAACCATCCTTTCTACAAAATAAAAAGCACTGGATATTTTAATCCAATGCTCTACTTTATATTTTACACATATTAAAAGTATTTTTCAGTATATTATGGTATCATATTTCAAAACCTTTTATCTTTTTTACTTCTGCCAAAGCTTTTAAGTGTTTTTTCTTAATATGTATTTCAGAATATCCCATCTCATCTGCAATGCGAACCAAAGATTTGTACTCAACATAGTGCTTAAATAATATGTCATATAGTAATGGGTCTTCAACCTGTTCTATAGTTCGGACTATTTCTTGTCTTTTTTGTAAAAATTCAGATATCATTTCTGAAATCTCTTCTCGCAGATCAAATATCTTCGCAATCATGTCTCCCATCGGATCACGTTTTACAGAAGTTTGCACCTTTTCCCCAACTGGAATTGCAGATACACTTGTGGAAAGAGAACTGAGCTGTTCTTCTTCGATAAGCTTGTTTTTGATTCTGTTATCATAATTTTCAATTTGTCGTAAATATTGAGCTGTAGTCATCATACTCTATCTCCTTCCCCACATAAAATTTTTGGTTGCTTTTACTTCTGCAAATCTTTTGCCGGCAAGCGTTATTGCAAGCTGCGTAACTCCATCGGCAGCGTCATCATGTTCATTATCACCAATATAGACGAATGTAGTTAATTCATCCATAGCCTTTTGATACTGTTTATTTTGATATTTCGGAGCCAAAAATATAAAATTTTGCTTAACATCCCCGGAATACTGATTTATTTTTTCTTTTTTTGCTTGTTTTGAAGGTGCTTTTGTACTGGTCGTGCTGCAAGCGTATTTATGTTCTTTCAACCGTTCATTTACATAATAGGCATACATATCGCCACCATTATTTGCTTCAAAATTGATGGATTGAATATTATTACCCATGATTCTTCCAACAACTAATGGCAATGTTCCTTCTTTTGGTGCCGTGCTGAAAATCCAGTCATAAATATACACATCTCCATTTTCGTATTCTGCGCCCACTGGCATTGATAAGCTATCACCGCCACCCCACGCAACATCACAGGCAGAAACATTTTTAACAAATCCACCTTCTGGAAGAACGCCGTTATAATATCTCAATTCGTCAGCTGCAAACACAATTCCTTCACGTAAGAAGGGCTTTTGCTGATATTTGGCTTCCCATTCGTTAGCGTCTAATCTAGCTTTCATATCGACATAATATTTTGTTGAAAATCCAACGCCATACTCATAATCGAAATTCGATTTACCCTCATCATTCAAAGCTGGAATTTTTCTAAACCGATACATTGGATTATCGTGATTTAGCTTCTCGATTTTTCCGAGAGGGTCATATAAATTCCATCTGGTTCCAACCATAAGCTCCCTTGCGCCGTCAATCTTACGGTCAACCATCTTATTCAGATATTCTTGATATGTATTTTCTAATCGGGTGGGGCTTAATGAATGTTGTCTATCTCTTACAAGGTCATCCACATACAAATAACCATCGGAAGAAATATCAACGGCACCTGTCCAAGTACCTTCAATACCACGGCAAGTCATTGTTGCAAATCTATCTGGCTTGTCCAGGTTTATTTCAAAATCATCAGCACTCTGTTTTTGAAGTTTCGACTGTGGAAAAATTTCACTATAGTTGTATTCCTGTGTATTAATGAGATTAAGAAGTTCTCCGTAAAATCCTTTTGCCAGTTTTCCAGAATGACCACCCATGGCACTATGGCTATTTGGTCTTTTACCCATTATCCATGACATAAAGAAAATACACATAGTAGATTTTCCAACACGGCTTGGGAGTGATAAGCCGTAAAACTCTATCTTTCTTTCTTCCAAATCTTGTAGGTCTTTGGCTACCACATGTAGTGTTTTTTTTCGTGGAATATAAAATTTCTTGCTGTCCGGTCTATTTTTCTCCATATAAAGCAAGTAACTTTCAAATAAATGTGGTGCTTCCAGTAGCAAATACTGCCAATAGATATCGTCAAAATTACCACTTCCAGTTAATGCAGCACACTTCTCTGCTATGTTATGTGAGTATTGACTTACTTTCATAGCCATTTTCCGTGCTTCTTGATTCTCGTTGAAAGGAAGGTCAATATTCATATTTAAGAGCAAATCAAGGCAATCTTTTTGATTTTGATAGATTGTCATGTCACTACTGATAATCTGATTTAGGACTGTCCGATACCATTCGAGCGAGCCTTCTGTAATTTTTCCCATAAAAATAGAGCCAGACCTCCTTTCTTTTTAGGATTTAGTCTGGCTCTCATGTGGCTCTCTTGACTGGTTTACTTATTATTCAGCATTCTCATCAGCTGTCATATCTCTTGTATCTACGATTGTAGAAGTGTTACCTCCTTGAATCTTTGGTACTTCACCATTCCATTTATCAATTTTCTGTTTTTCAATCAGTTCGGGAGTAAGAGATTCTGCGATTTTTCTATTTGCTTCTGCTTCAGCTTCTGCTTTAATCTTAATAGCTTCAGCTTTACCTTCTGCATCAATTTTGGCCTGTTCCGCTTGGATAGATGCTTTCTCCTTTTCCTGTTCAGCAGCAATCAGTGCAACTTCTTTATCTTTATCAGCTTGTACTTTTGCTGTTTTAGCTTCAATGTTAGCAAGTTCAAGCTCCTGTTGAGCGTTCACTTTCTTCTGAATTGCAGCCTGTGTTTCATCATCAGTGGAAATGGAAGTAAAGTTTACTGTATCAATAATAATTCCGTATGGCTCAAACTTCTGCTTAAGATATTCGTCAAGTGCTTCATTCAGTTCCTGGCGTTTATCACCGAAAACATCTGTTACTGGATACTTTGCTGTTACTTCCTGCGTCCACGCTTTCATCTTAGGCTTGATAAAGGTGTTTTTTACGGATTCTCCTGATTGACCTTTGAACTGAGTAAACACATCGGTAACTCTATTTTGATCGAATTTATAAGAAAATTCAAGGTCAACTTGAAGCGATTTACCATCTGCTGTTGGTGTCTTGAAGCTTTCATCTTTTGGAGAATCGCCCTTATCCTCAGATGTAAGATAAGACTGCTCGATTCCAACGGAATACAGTGAAGTTTTTACTGTAGGTGAAATCAAATGCCATCCTTGTGTAAGTACATTCTTAGAGATTCCTCCGTTCATTTTGTACTCTACCGCAATGTAACCAGCCGGAACTCTCACACTGCACTTTGCAACACATATAAGTCCTGCAATGATTACAACAGCTAATCCAATTCCACCTAAAAGTCCTTTTTTCATTTATTATCCTCCTCTTTTTGACTTTCGTCTTTATTTAACTCATCAATAGCATTTCTGCCAATGTGGTTCAATAATTTACCTAGTGGCTGAAATAATTTGTAAAGCAGGAACCATACTACTGCCGCTCCGCATACCACTAGAAATATAAATACTGGGTTCATTCAATCACCTAACCTTCTGCAAATTTCAATAAAATCTGGCTTACTAAGTTCTTTCAGCTTGTTAGCATATTTTGGAAATTCATGTGTATATATCGGATGACCTAAAAGTTTTTCTGCGTATTCGTATGCAAGTTTTCGGTCATCCCCTGTAAGCATACAAATTCCTGTGTAGGTTTCAACTACTACCGCTTCTTGTTTTGTCATACATATCCTTTCTTGATAAAATCATCTTTTTAATTCCGTAAAAATATTTTCAATTACTTTCCATTCTGCGAATACTGCCATAAACAGTAATGGTACTGCAGAAAATCCCCAATGATTTTCAATCATCATTTGTATTGTAGCTATTAAATAATCTGCTACCCATTTGGATATTATGAAATTCGCAATTATCCAACATATTTTTCTGATTTTGTTCATTTGCTCACCATCTTTCTTTTTGATTTCAAGTATTTTCTGTATTTGCGACTGTATTTACGAAGAATTAAATCAAGCATAATGCTATTTGTCTGTTCTACGTTTTCTGACATAGTTGTGAGATATGGATAATCTTCTCTATCATCTACTAATGTCTTGAAGATCAAGTCTAAAGCAAACTGAGCACTGACAGGTGGGTCGCACAGTTCAAAGTCTTTATCCTTGTACCACTCATCAATCTTATTTTGGAATCCATCAAAGGATATTTCTTCGTTCCATATCATACATTCACCTCAAACTCTTTCTTGCAATTACTACCCTTACATTTCAGTTTCAAGTGCTGAATCTTCGTGTTTGGGCTAATCAGAAGTGCTTTCTTTTGGCAAAAAGGGCAACAGGCGTATTTCACTCCATTGATATTCCTCAATAATGCCTGTCCATTCCACGGTTCGGGTGGGTTCATGTATTCAGAAAAATCTATTCCTTCGGATTCTAATGCTGATTTAATGCTCATTAAAAATCTCCTTAAATTTCTTCCTATTAAAACCATTGTATTGGTTTCCCCAATACGGATATTGCTCTAAGCATTTTCTCATATAATCGCATGGATGTGCTTTTGCAAAGTCAACAATTTCTTTGGCAGGTGCCTGCTGTACTTGTGTTCTCCATTCTGGACAACCTTTTGTTTTTTCTTGATCCATTAATTTTCCTCCGTTTCAGAATGCCATGCATTTTTCGGAAATTATTCTGGTTTATTCGATTTAGGGCAACTAGTGTCCAAAATAGTTCATTACTTAATTTAAATTCAAGTTCAATACTTAACGGCTTTCCTATGCTACAAAGTGTGCCATCCTCATTTTTGTGAAGAATACCACCTTCGATAACAGCACCATCCGAAATTGAAATCTCTGGTATTGTTTCAATAACTTTTCCATTACATGTAAAGAAATGCTTTAATTCTTCCTTTTCACCCATATCAGCACATCCCTTTGTTTTTCCTTAAATTAGCGTATCGGTCAACCAATGTGTCAACAGTAACAGTTAACTCGTTGATTCTAATACAGTCATCCTGGTGGCGTTGTTCATACCATTCTATAGATGGATGACCAGTATCTACATTTTCAATTCCATCAATCGGAATCTTCCAGTTATCATTTTCAAGAAGCTTTTGGTTAAGTGTCTCCGATAAAGCTTTATAGTCCAGGATTATATGCTGTTTTTTCTCGCATTCATCAGCCAAACGAACAACTTCATTTTTCAACTGTTCTTCTGTCCAGTTTGCCATATCCTCAAATTTCATATTTACCACCTCTGTCTTCGAAAATTGTCTCTTCCAAGCATAAATTTTTCGGCTGAAAAATTATCCTCTACATCAATATGTGCTTCACGGTCTTGCACCTCATATCCGTTTGGTGTTAATTCAAGTTTTGCAGTATATTCAGCGCCGCAATTGGTGCATTGCCATGTCACATTTAAAAAGAGTCCTTTTTCTATAAAAGGGTTTGTGAAATCGGCATTTTCACATTTCAATATTCCACCGCAAACAGGGCAATTGCGTTTATCAAGTAAATTTAGCATTCAAATTCCCTCCTCTCCCTGTGCTTCATTTGGCACTCGATCATCTTTGCTACATTTTCACGTTCCTGTTTTATTCCATGCCCTTGCCTGAATAACTCGCATTCAAGAATGTTTCCGCACTTGGAACATTCATCTTTTATTTCTTTCCCATATACCTCAATCATTTTCATCACCACAGTAAATCAGTAAGTAATTTGCAAGTTTTCTAAGGTCATTATTCCCATACAGGCGAATACCTTCTTTTAACCCTCTGTTAATTAACCAAACAGCTAACTTTATTGGTTCTACAGGTGGCTCATCTTGGGATTTTTCTATCCTAAAATCATCGATTAAACCACCTCTATTTATAAGTTCAGAAAGTTCACTCATCGGTACTATGCCTCCTTGTTTTCCATCTTCTTTTCCTTCCAAAACTCACAATAAAACTCTGATCCCGTAAAGTCTGCACAATATTTACTATCACCATTGAAACAAACACATGTGAAGTCATCATGTTTTCTGCAATTCTTACAACATTTTTCTTTCATAAATTACCTCGATTTAGAAAAATCCAGTGTGCCGACTTGAACGGCATAAACCTCCCAACGAGAAACACTGGAACTTTAAGGGGGAAAATGCAACTTCTGGCAATGGCAATTTGCCAGATAGAAACAACAGGAATCGAACCTGTGTCACATGATATTCAATATCATTGCTCTACCACTGAGCTATGTTTCTTTTTTCATCATAAAACGCTAAACTAGATGATTTTTTTAGAATCCCCGACTACCACTCCTCACGGGCATTGGTCTTATCTCTCTAAAAAGTTTTTGCACAAGATCGCTAGTGAGTTGCGTCTATATGCCTGCACGAATGCACACAAACGCATCCGCATTTATGTGCAAGAACTAACAATAGCTATGCTAAAGTAAGATATCCTATCTACACCTGGTAGATGGAATTGCAGGAGACGGATTCGAACCGCCGTTCTCAAGGATATGAGCCTTGCGAGATTCCACTTCTCTATCCTGCCGGAACCCGGAAAAACCGGGTTAGCAATAGGTTTATCGTGTTATGCTTTCCACTATCTACAAGTTTTAGTGCTGTAGATTCACTGGATATTTTTATGCGTCTTTGAACGGCATCTCTTGAAAACTCCTTTTATTAACGTGCGCTGCGTTAATGTTTTTAACTCCGAGATATACCAGCCGGGAAATCAGATCCATTTAGGCTACGCCGTATCGCACCTATAAATTTACCTAATCCACACGCTCAACTGGAAGTTTTTTCCACCCATATTACGGATGAATGGCATTTAGAAGAAATGGAAGCTCTGGGATTCGGACCCAGGACTTACGGCTTATGAGGCCGTTACTCTTACCGCTGAACTAAGCTTCCTAAGATACCGAATTATTTGACCGCCATGACAAACAATCCGGCACTGTTGCAGTTCTTGACCGCCAGCTGCAACAAAGGTTTTCTGAAACGCTTTTGGATTTCAGAAAGTCTTCCGGGACATTTGAAGCCCCTTTAATCAGCCCCGTTGGGCTAGAAGGCCGAAGCGAAAGTTGTATGAAAAAGAAAAATATTTGCAATATGATAAATATTGCAAACTGGGCTAGCTGGATTCGAACCAGCGAATGCAGCAGTCAAAGTGCTGTGCCTTACCTCTTGGCGATAGCCCATCAACCCCGGCGCACCATTAAGACCGGGGAAGTCGTGATATATAAGTTTATGTAATTAATATAATAAGTAATTAGCACTTACACTACTCTGGATGCCTCGACTTATCACTTTCATAGGCTTTTCCGAGCCTACATGGATTAAGTCGAAGCGGCGCTTTTATGAATTTAACCCTTTCGATTAAATCAATCGGGATAATTCCAATTGGAATTGGTAAATACATTTGTCACCTCGTGCAAATTAAGAAAATATTCAGTGCAAAACATATTTCTAAACAAATACAGAATAAAATCTGTATTACGCTTGTCTTTCCTTCTTCGTCCAGTATTGCTAAAGTGCCGGCTAGAACCAGAACAAAAAATGCAAGATTTACAGCTGTTCCGATTACATTAAGTGCATTCATTGTCTTTTTCCTCCCCGATTAAGAAGTCCAGAATTTTTTCTGCAATCTCTTCCTCTGGCTCAAATGGCATTCCACAGTAATTGTAGGATTCTAAAGCCGATTTTAGGCTTGATTTGAAACCATTGTAAATTTCTCCATGCTGTAACAGTTCGTGCCTTAAAACACAAATTGCATCAGTAATTGATTGAGAAGTGACACTGATTTGTGCCAAGCACTCCATCTCAATGTCTGGAACAGCCATCATTTTAAATTCAACCACTGGTATTTCATCTACTGCGGTATGAAAATTTACTGATTTCACTCTTGGAACTTCATTTCCATCAATAAAGCATTTTGTACCAAGCCAATCATAAGGGTTGGGGTTTGTGATTTTCACTATCGGCATCTTTGTACCCCTTTCTTTTAGTTTCACAGTAGAGAAGAAGGTGTTTCGCAATCTCTTCCAACTGTAGAATGTCGTATTTTGGAATTTCCCATGTTTTATGCTCCAATAACGGAGACAGTGGAATTTTCTCAGTCGGTAGTTCGTTAGTTACTGTGGCATTGATAAGCATAGAGGCTACATCAATGGGAGATTCGGGAATACTATCCTTGTTATCACTTATTGGTGCGTATAGCATGGATAACTTTTTTCCATTCTCCGTTTTCCTTTGAAAATACTTCTCCGTTTTGTACTTTAAGTAATCCAGTAGCACATCTTGGAATATACTCTTCTTTTTCACACGAACGAACATCATTCCCGATACTGTATAAAAAATAATTCATCATCCTTCTTCCACCTCCCCGAAATATTTCTTGTAAAGGTCAATGTCTTTCCTTCCCAATAATATTTTTATATTTTCTTTGTCTTCAACTTGCAAAGAGCCATAAGCAATATGTACCCACGTTGTTATTGTATTTTCTTCTTGGTTCTCTTCTCTATAGCCATTAATAACTGTAAATGCTGAAAACCAATTTCCCTTTGCTGTTAAAAAATAAGTCTTTTCTGAATAACATGTATATCCGTAATGGTCGCAGTCAATATTATCGGTAAATATCTTTTCTGCATTTTCTGTGTTGTAAAATTTCCCATCTGCACATATTCCACTCGAATGAACAACTATATTGTCTTTCCTTATGCGTTTGGTATCTGCATTTGGGAATTTCTTTTCGTATTCTTCTGGAACTGAAACGTCTTTTTTATTTTTTGAGAAAAATTTAAGCACGTCTTTTCCTCCCGAAATATTCATCAACTGCTTGTCTTACAATATCCGATACACCCCTGTCCGTCCGGTTCTTCTCTTCCAGGAGCCTTTTTTTCTGTTTTTCGGAAAATCGGATGCGGATGGATTCGGATTGTGAGTTTGGTTTCATGACTTAATCACTCCTTGCCCTTGCAATAACAGTCTGAATGTCTCTTTTCCTTTTACGGTTATGTATGTCTGAACATTGGAATATCCAAATGGTGTTGAAAAATCTTTCATCTGAAAAAGTCCAGCTTTCCTATACGATTCATAAGGCTTGATAATATTGTGCCTATCACGGTAAATATAACCGTTTTCCGCAAGCCACTTAGTAAACGCTTTAGGGGGAATGTGAAATTCCTTTGCTGTATCTCGAAAAGTTGTAAGAAGTCTATTGTCTACCAGACTATCAAAATAGTCAGCTTTCGGTTTCTGTTCTTTTACCTTAGTTTCAAGCTGTTGTTTCTCTTGCTGTTCCTCAATCCACCGCTTAGCACGTTCTATTGGATCTTCGATTTGGTAGGAATCCTGTTTTGTGGAGACCTCGTATTTCCCAGTTCTCGCTATACTTGGAAGAACTTCTTCCATTACCCACTCTTCAAAACGTTCTGCTGACTCTAACTGGCTCTTCATGATAAGCCTGTACACATCTCCTTCTGGTATGAAAGTCATCATAACATTTTGCTTTGTTGTGGTTCCGTGCTGATTAGTTGTTTCTGAGACCCCTCCATGTTTCACGGAGTGCCTACAATGTCTTGAAACTGCATCTTGAGGTTTTGAATAGCCTAATGCTTTCGCTACATCGGTTCCAGAAAAATAAATTTTCCCATTTATCGTTACGGTTCTTACACTTCCAAATTCTGGATTGCTAAAAATCATCATATCATTCATTTGTTGTACCTGCCTTTCTTGGTATTGCCTTATTTTGTATTGGCAGAGAAACAGTTAAGGCTTACTGCTTTCGTGTTGCAATCACTATCTCTGCCATAGGGAACTCTTTTTTGTTTTTTGGAAAATTTTTAACTCAAGTTTTCCGTTATTAAATTGCGTATGATCTGAGAAATACTTTGACCTGTCTGAAATGATTTCTTTTCAAGGCGTTTTCTCATGTCATCGTTAATTCTGATTCTTATTGAATCTCCCTTTGGGTCTGTTGTTGGTCTTCCTTTTGCCATATAATCATTCCTTATATATGTAGGACAAAATACAATAGGTTCTTTGCTTGAGTTACTGACTACGCTGGCCAGAGGTCTATATATAACCCCCTCCCGGTCATCCAGTGCGGACGCTGGCAAGTCAGCCCGCCGCCCCATGGGAACCGCTGCCCTTGCCTGGTCGCTGTTTGTCGTAGGCCTTCGGCGGTAATCAAAGGAAAATATGGCTTTTCTGTGTCCGAACATATGTATCTATACGACAAACTCTCGTTTTCTTTATAGATCGCTATACATCCTGCACAATTACAACCATCATTCCTGTACATTATGCACAATTCCGTGCATTTACCGCCTTTTGTCCGTCCACCATGTACATTTTTACCGATTCTGTACTCTTCCAGACTTTAAAGCTCCGGCTTTTCCATCTCTGGAAGCTGTAAAGCGGCTTTGTGCTTCTCTGCGATCTGCTGCGCGGTCTGCTGTGGTACGCCATACTGTTGTGTAGCTTGCACCGGTGCAGTTTCTGCCATTCCGTAGGCGGCTTTTGCAACAAATATCAAATTCGCATTTGTTCCGGTTTGGTTATGCAGTCTATTAATTGCACAGTTTTTGCAAATATCAAACCATTTTTTAGCCGTGTCACCATGTGACGAGTTTGTTCTATACACTCCATTCATCCAGTCAGTAAACGTTGTACGATTAATCCCAACTAAAAAGCTAAATACTTCTAATGTTGGCAATACATGATATTTACTGCATAATCTCACATAAGTATTAAACATTTTATCTAATAGCTCTATATCATCATTACTTGGCTTTTGTATATGATCTGCAATATAAAAAATCATATCTACAAAGCTATCTGATACTTCTTTCTTATAGTTTTCGTTATCTGGTGATATACATAATACAGTATTTATATATTCATCAGCATATATATTAATATTATCTAAATAGATATCTACGTCTTGTATATTTACCGTATTATCTTTCATGTTATTGCCTCACTTTAACACGTTAATTTGTAAATAAAAAAAGAGAATGTCACCAGGTAAAGCTTATTCCCGGAAGGCTTCCGGGTGTTCGGGTACATTCTCTAAAACTCAAATTAAAAAAATATTCTGTTTTCTTTGTTGCTGATACCTTAGCACAGTTTTTAATATCTTGTCAAATTTAATTTTGCATAAAATAAAACAATCTATTTTGTTAATAATTAATAAATAATAATTTGGGTATTATATTATAATCTATATTTATATTTATATCTTATATATTATTATACGGTACTGTATAGCATATCTTTTAATAAACTCTAGTCTTAGGAATCTAGGAAGGGCAGGTATTATATTATAATATATATTATATATGGCGGCTTATTTTCGCAGTTTTAAATAATAAAAGCCAGACCTTCCAGGAGCTTACCCGGCGTGATCTGGCTTATCAGACAAATTATTAAATTAACGGTTTTCTGTACTGTCAGTCCTGCCCTTCCTGAGTTCCCGCGACCGTCGTTATTTAACAGCTTAAATAAATTTATTTTGAATGTCAAGCGGTATTTTAAAAATATTTTTCTTGACAACCTGGGCGAAGCTGTGTTATTTAAATATTAACAGGCTCGGCGGCGGTCTGTACTCTGTCCATAGCCGCCATAAATAAGCATTTTAAAAGCCCCGGGTTAATTTCCTAGGGCTTTATTTTATGGCTAATTCATTCTTTTTAGTATTTCTTTTTCCAAAAATCTAGATTCATAAAAATTTTTATTATTTGCATATTCCTTTAATAAATTTTCATTTGACAATTTTAACATGCTATAAACTTCTTGCTTTCTTTTCGACAGTTTTTCCTGTTCTTCCTTTATTCTTTTCAATCTTCCATTTACCACGGTTATTGTTTCAAGATTATATAAATCTTCACCGTTTAGAATTCCAGATTTTATTAACTGATATTCTTCTAGATACATTTTATTTCTGATTTCGTCATAATACAAATAACTTGATTCATCAATGATTTGCATAATTTTAAAATCAAAGTCATCATTTTTTAGAATATCTTGTTGTATTAATTTGTTATTATGTTTTCCTCTTCTAATTTCACAAGAGTGAGATTCAGCACGTTTTTTTAATTGTGTTGAAGATCCTATATATCTTTTTCCGGTTCTTCGGTTTATTATTGTGTATACTCCACACTGATTTTTATTGGGAATATTATTTAACTTGCTCAATGTAGCCACTTCCTTTCCATGGCTACAGTATATATTATTAGTGCTTAATTGTCAATAGTGATTTGTGCTTAATTTACATTTTTTTCATTCTATCCATTTTATCAAGTTCTGCAAGAATTAATTCTCTTGCGAAAGCGTTAGTTTTTAACCCATATGCGTTAATTCTATCAAGTGTTCCCTGTGGTAAGATTACATTTATTCTATCCTTATTTTTCATGCATTTCTTCACCGCTTCTCTATTCTTTATTGCTTTTTCTTCCGTTGTTAATTCTGCCATATTTAGCCCTCCTTTATTTTTCTTCATTATAATATGCGCGTGCTTAATTGTCAATATTTTTAGTGCTTAATCAAGTTGCATAATTTCGCAATGTTTATTAGTGCTTAATTTGTTTATTATGTCAATATACATTAGTGCTTAATTATGGTATTATAATATCAACAAAGGAACAAAAGAAACAAACAACCGGAACCGCCCGAACCACTCAAGCCAATGAGGACATAAGGAAAACGGACTGATTAATTGAAAAATTCTAGTTCCCAGAAAATAAAAAAGCCCGGCGATCTTCCAAACCAAACCGGGCACCAAACTAAAAAGAAAGGCAACCCTATTATAACAGGGGCGAAGGTAAAAAACAATGAAAAAAATCAAAACATTAGAGATCAGTGCGAAAAGATGGTTTCAAAAATCTTATGGAAACACCTACCACGTTGTAAAAGCTGTTGTAAATGGAAAAGATGTTGTTGTTTCTGGAGTTACTTATGGATACGGCAATCACTTTTTGACAACTATCGCTGATCTGTTACGTGACAGAGGTTATACAGTGCCAGAAGATAATTCAAAAGCTTTTGTCATGATGACGAAATTCCCATACACCGTGGAAGATGTAAAAAGAAAGAAAGACTTAGTTTTCTAGCAAGGGGTGTTGGCATGTATAATAAATATTTGAGAAATATTAAATGGGCGGTCTTTACGATAATTGACCGCGCCACACAGGACGACCGAAAAAGCAAGGTAAAAGTTTCTGGTGCATTCAGTTGCCCGAGTAACGCAGAGGAGTTTATAAAAACTCTCCCAACTGGTCACAAATGGTATGTTCTTGATTTTGACCGTTTGGAACGCTTTGAAGAATTTTACAATTATGTTCAGAATATTAATGAGCAATATGGAGATTATGCAATATTTCATATTAATGACGGTGGTTTTTTAGTTGATGAATTAAATTGTTTTCGCTCTGTCCTTAATATCTGGACAGACACAAAAATTAATTAATCATTTCTGGCGGCTTTAAAGCCGCCAGTATTTAAGCAAAGGGGGCTAAAACATGAAATATCATTACATAGCAATCTCAAGACGCGAAAACAACAAAAACTTTGCTTATGTTCTTCGGGTCGCTAAATCTGACAACCTTATTTTTTCTTTACAGATTCCTGGGATAACTGCTGCAAATATTTGCAGCACAAAAAAAGAAGCGGAAAAAGTCGTTGAATTTTGGAATAAATGTTACAAAACAAATAAAACTTATGGAGGGCTTTAAAATGGTAACAATCAAGAAAGCCACGCAAGCACAGACAATCGCCGCCATAAAAAGCGGCGATTTCTCCACAGTTGATACAATCAACAGAAAAGCTGAAAAGGAAGCAATGGAAATCTTCACGGCTGTTGCTGTCGGCGTTATCAAATTAGTGTATTGGGATATGTCCCCAGTAAAGCGCCTGGACGGTAAAAAGTCTGTAATGCGGTACGCACTGCACAGATCAACAAAAAAAGAGGGCTGTTTACAACTCTCCTGTATGGAGCTTATCGGGAGCGAGATCATCCCCACAAGCGACATACAATTTAAGATTAATGATGATTACGACCGCCGGGAATTTTTCCGCAGTCTTCCGGGCGTTACAAAAATGACTTTTAAATAATAGGGAAAGTCTTTTTTATATCCTGGCTCCCAGGGTGAAGGGGAGAAAGATAAAAACATGAGTGATAAAATATTTAATAAATTAATAACACTTTCTGTTGATGAGCTAGACAATTACATAGAATTTTTAGAAAGTATTTATTCCCCAACTATTACCGGGAAAGAGATTGATAAAAAAACTATGGAATATTTAGGTATAACTGATTGATTTTTTACCGCTTCCCGGTATCCAGTCCGGCAGCACGTTCACGGCGTGCAAGCGGTTTTTTGGCATTCTGCCAGATATACCTTGCAAAGTTAATACCATAAATCAATCAATTAACGCGATATTTTAGCCGTAAATAGCTTTTAATGCTGTTAATGGGGATTTATGCCACTGTTGAATTATAAGCCGTTTATGAGCCTTTAAACGCGTTGCATTCTTTATTGACTGTCTGTGGCTATAGATGTATAATAGTCTTGTATAGCTATGTGCAGCTATGCTTTATTTGCGTACCGTGTAAATTGGTGCATTTTGTCCGCTTATGTGCGTAGCTTGTCCAGGCTTCCCGGTGATCTGTCGCAGCTGTCCGGGCATATATCAATTAGGACTATACAACTATACTGTGATATGCTTGTATAGCGCCGTATTTGCCTTTTTAAGGTGTTTTATAATCGTAGTAAATAAAATATAGGCTAAATACGTTACAAGCCATTTAAGGCTTATTTTGCAAGAGTATTATTGCATTTTTATTACTGCATTATATGTCATCTGCTGTTATGATCTATTATCTGTGGGCGCTTGGTTCTGATCTTCCAGGTCTACGGCTGGCGGTTGGCTTTGCTGGTGTTCAATCGTTCCCGGCGGTGTCCCGGCTTCATCAGCTCGGCGCGGTATCGGTTCCCGGTGCTGTCCCTGGTTGGCTTGTGTAGGTGGAAAAGTCGCAACTGTTCAAGGTTTCAATAGTTGCAACTAACTTGTGAATGATTCTTAAATTTCAACATCATTTTGGAATCCGAAAATCAAGGAAATCCAGAAAAAAAGTGGCAACCATAAAAATTCTCGCATTTTCTAGTTACCACTTAATTTTTAATTTTGCACAAATATTTCTATAGCGTAAAGTTTTAAATGATTCAAAATTCACAATTTATTTAATCCTTCTTTCTTCCGTGTTCCATATCTTCTGTGGGATGATTTCTCTAAACGTTCCGTCCTCTTCATTTGGGACTTGGAAAGTTTCTTCTTTCTCTGGTAATTATCAGTCGTTGTTCCCATTCGCGCCCTCCTTGTTAATCTTCTGGTTTCTGGTTTCAAAGTTTATAATTTCTGTTTCTAATTCTTCCGGGATTCTTCCAACAATGATAACTCGCAGCAGCTTCAATCTGCGTTCCATTTCCTTGAAACCAACGCAAAACTCCAACCGTGCTGCCTTGCTCTTTACTCTTCCATTGGTGCAACAGGCAACTGTGCTTCCCTCTGGTAGCCCATCAAAGCACCAGTCCCAACAGTATTCTGGTAATATGTTTACGTTCGGAATTACTGGAATATCATTCAAGATCATGTAGTGAGACAATGCATGATTGCGGTATTTATTCCACAGGCACATAGCTAACGGCATTCCATTCTTGCCAACCGATATGCTGAAATCTGGCATAATGACTGCATGAAAACATTTTAAATGCTCCATATACTTGTCTGGCTGATTCCATAATCTTTGAAACTGTACATCATCCACATAGAAATTTACATCAAGTTCCCGATGGTTCTTAATCTTTCTGCTGAAGCTCTCCGAAAAGTCTACAGTATCTTTCCCTGGATGAATAAAAGTCTTTGGAATTTTCGGGATTCCGTACTTGCCTTCAAGGTCTGCATCAGTTATTAGAAACTCCTTCATTACATCATAGGCTGTGTGTATCTGCATATTTCGCCCTCCATTTTCTTGAACATAACACAATTTCAGAAAAAAGGCAAAAAAAATAATCGCATCTCTGCGATTTTATTATTTTGCACATGTACTTTTCCCTTTCATATGTACTTTTTGTAAAAGGTAATCAAAGGTAATCAGAACACTCGTTCATACCAAGTCCGCAAACCCTTGATTTTACTGCATAAATCGGGGCAACAGGATTTGAACCTGCGACCTCACGGCTCGCGTTTTAATCCGTAAACCCTTGATTTTAAAGGCTTTCCAGACTTGAGGTAATCAAAGGTAACCAAAAAGGTAATCAGAACCTATGTTCTTATTCATCCAATCCTTTGCACTTTTGACACAATTTTATTTTTTTCTTCCAAAGAGCTAACATCAAATGTATAATATTTTTCATTAACTTCTTCGGTATGCCCGAGTAGCGATGCAGCAACAGTGGCAGATACTCCATTGCACCTTAGTTTAGAATTTATTGTTCTTCTAAATGCATGAATTCCTCTTTCTTCTATTCCTTCCTGCCTGCATTTGTTTTTTAAGCATGACGATATTACAGGAGCATGAACCCTTCCATTTTCGTTTGAAAACAACCATTCACTAATATACCCATTGCTGATTTCTGCTGATTTTAATTTCATTAAAAGTTTTCGAATTTCGCCAGTCATAGGAAACCATCTGTTCATTTGATTTTTTGTTTTTCCTATATAGTATTCTTTTGTATTTCTATTGTATTTTTCTGATTTATTAATAGATATATAATTTTCATTTATATCTTCCCATTTTAAAGCCGAAATTTCTCCAACTCTCATCCCTGTGAGACTTGCAAAATATACTGCGTATGAGGGAATGTATTCTGGCTGTTCATCAAAATCCTTTTTGCAGCGATTAATAATTAGTTTAAGTTCATGGTCTGATATTGTATTATGACTTGAAGGCTTTTCTATCTCCGTGCAGTATTTATAAAATATTTTAGGTGAAAGAAATTCCATAGGATCATAATTCAATAAATGTTGTGACCTTGCACTATCTATTGTGTTTTTGATATATCCAAACAAAGTTTTACACGCTTTTTTGCAAAGTTTTTGATCTTTTACAGTTCTGACAATGAATACCTTTATATCTTCTTCTGTCATTTTCTCAATTTCTTTTTCCGTAAATTCTTTTTTTTCAAAATAACGTGTTCTATCTGTAGAATACTTATACAAAGTGTTATCCGTCACAAATTCTTTTTGAATTTCTATCCAATGCTCGTAAACATCCATAAATGTTTTAGGTTTTTCTGTTTTTTCTTTCTCGAAAGCAATAATATAATCTTCAATTCCCTTTCGGCTACTTCTTTTCACTAGCTTTCTAGAATTTTTTTCTGTATAAATATAAGTATACCAATTATTGTTTTTTCCCTGCCATATTTTATATTTTTTTAATATTTCTTCATTTTTCTTCATTTGTATTTCTTCAAGTACATGTGCAGGATTTATAATACCATTCTCAATAGCATATTTCAATATTTCATCCATAAAATTTAGGAGGAACCGGGAATTCCTTTTGCCGGCCGGCGGTTCCTGTTCCTCCTTTCTATTGATAGCCTGTTTTTTTGATTTTAAGCGCTTATTTTGTTTTAACCATAACAATATTCACGAATATCATAAAAATTAATTTTAGCCGTTTTGGTCAAAACAATTATCATATTTCACAACAAATCAAATATATTGACCTGTCCATCAATCTGAGATTCTTCCAGATTGTAAAATTTGCAAGCTATATAATCTGGGTTCCAATCAATTTCCAGTTCGTATTGTAAACACCGCGGATGCTTATCACCATAGAAGAATCTGCAATCGGAACAGATATGCTGATAAGCTGTACCGCCAGACCGCTTATACATTTCGCTAATCTTCCTCATAAAATCACTCGCTTTACTCTTGATTTTCCTCTCGATTTTTTCTTGAAGATACCAGTTTTAACACAATCCCTCGGATCACATCCTCTGCTATGTTCTTCAATCAAGATATAATCACAGGTTGCATTTGTACTCCATGCATTTTCGCTCTTGCTGTAATAGTCGCATTTCGAGCATTGTCTCCGCTTTAAGACTATAATTTCAGTGCTTTTTAATTCTCTCCATGGTTTTCTATCTGGCAATTTTCAGCACCTCCCAATCTGGCAGTATCTATAATTTTTAAAAGGTCTGGACTTAGTTTTCTTCGTTCTTGTTCTCTTTGTACTTCTGCCCGGTAAGTCCTTTGGAAATTAGACTGAACTACACTCCACCATGTGCCATCTATATTCCCTGATTTCGCCCATTCTTCTAACTGCCCCGGACTTGATACTGCTTTCTGAACTATTTCTGGAAGTTTAGAAAATTCTTCTTCCGCATGGTATATAGAGTTCCAAATTGCCCTTGATACCAGATTCCAAGCTTCTGTTTCGTTCAGTTCGTCAGACTGTGGCGCAAGGCTCTGCGCGCATTGCCGTAATGCAGCTATTGTAGGTTCTTTCCATTCAGTTTGCATATATTTCTTCAACCCAAAACTTAAAAGCTTGTAATCTAGGTCTTTCAAAAGTCCGTACCAAGTATCAAAAGCATATTGATCTGGCAGAAATGATGGAGAAGTGTACACAGCTTTCATTGCCTTTACCAGTACCGCCCATTCTTCTCTTGTCATACCCAATTATCCACCTCGCTTACCCTGTTTTGGATTTTCTCCATGTAGCTGCATGGTCTATTCGTAGACTTGTCTGCGTATTGCCCTTCAAATACTTTTGCGAAATTTCCAGGCTTTAAGAACCAGTCAAACGTAACCATCCAGCCATTTTTATTTTGCCCTTGTAAGAAGCTGCTATGGCGAATGTTTTCAATGGCTTCTAAGATATCGTCCATATGGTTCTGACGGATTCTAGCTTTTACTGCCTGTTCTCGTTTTGGTGTCATTCTTTTTACAGGAGTGATACCAAATTCTTCCAGAGTATTCCATTCATCAATGATTCGTTGGACGTCAGTCTGACGAATAGTATCTTTAGATACTATTAAATCATTTATATCTTTTTCTTTATCTTTATCTAATTCTGTATCTAAATCCAATTCTAAATCTTTATCTAAACCTATATCTTTATCTGAGTGCGTCTTTTGTTCGTCTATTTTGCGTCTTTTCTGCGTCTGCCTGTTTGAACGCTCTATTAGTTTGGTATCATCAATAGAATTTCCATTTGTCAGTGAGTAACTTCCGTTATCTTTCAATAGCAGTTTCTTTTTTTCGTCAGTGTATGAAGTTTCTATATATCTGTCTCTAGACAGGGTGTTGTGCATTCTCCAATGCTTAATAACAATCACGCCATCATCAAACAAGATAACAAATCTCTTGGCAATCAGAAGCTTCAAATCATCATCATTAGCACCTATTATTTTTTCAATCCTCTTTGGGTTTCCAATAAATCCATCATCGTCCGCTCTCATGTTTAGATGAAAATAAAGACATTGTGTTGATAACGGCATATCAAGGAAAGCATCTGTATCAACAATTTTCATTGTGAACATTCTTTTATTTGCCAATTTTGAAATTCCTTTCTCCAATCTCTGGATTTTTAAAAAGTGTTTATTTTAATTCAACTTCAATTCCATTGATTTTCAGTTCTCCATTTACCGGAACCACAAGAGATGGAACGCCGTTTATTTCTTTCAATTCAATCAGAGCAATTTTATCCGGCTGGATGCAGATTGTTGCATCTGGTGTTACAATTTTTGCAGTTTTTGAATTGTGGATATTGTCAAGTGCAGCAGGCTCATTACTGAAATACGTTTCCCAGTTTTCCTTGAAATCTGATAACTTCTCGCCTGGAACTCCGCAATATTCAAAAATCTGTTCCATTTCGTCACATGATACAGTTATCATCTCCGGGCTGTCTTTCTTCTGTTCTCTTACTTCCTGCAAAGATTCAATTAGGCTTTCAGTGAAATTGAATGTTGTATTTCCTTCGAAATTGTCCATGATAAAATCTGAAAAGACATTGATCTCATTGCCGGGTATACGTGGAATTGGTGTGCCAAGAACGTTTTCGATGAAGTCTGGATGAATATTCTTTATGTTTTTGTTGAAATACAAAGTTCCATGAATATCAGTACTTCTGTCATTGAATACAGGGAATAAGAATCCTGTTTCTGGTCTTGAGACTACCCAATCACGAATTCTGCCTTTGATGTTATTTTCAGCCACATCATAGCTAAGCCCAGCCTTTGAAAGATTTACTGGACAAATGCTGCACAGAATGTGTTCATAAATTTCTTCTGATGCATCGTGCATTTCGGTTCCATCAGAAGCTTTTCCTGGAATATCATATACTGCATGAATGAGAACTATGTAGTAATTTTCTGGATAATCGTAATTTTCAATCACTTTGTCGTAAAACTCATCCAAAAGATCATCATCTTTAAGCTTACTTGCTCTGATCCGCATAAGAAATTCCTGTGTTCCACCCTCTTTTTCCTGTGCTAATGGGAATTCAAGATTCATAAGGCTTTTTCCAAGTCTGCCAGACATGGTTTTCTTGAAAATGTCAAAATACTTAAACATTTCTTCCTCTGGAAGGGAAAGGAAAGCTTCTTTAATTTTGGTTTTCTTATTTTTTTCTGCATCCACATAACAACCACAAATGCGTGTGATTGCACAATTGGCTGGTGTAAACTGCTTCTTGATCTCTGCGATTTCTTTCTTATTCATGATTAATCCTCCGCTCCAAATATTTTTCTTAAATTGTTCTGGTAATTCTTCACTGTTTGTTCGATAGTGTTATAAGTTGGTCTTAATCTGCATCTTTCTTTGTAACCATCGCATCTTGTTCCAAAAAGAATGGAATTTCGACATATTCCATCTTGACTAGCGCAACATTTATTCATTCTTCTTCATCCTTTCTGCTTCTCTCGCCTGTTTCTTTTCAATCCACTTATTAATTTTCTCATCAGAAATCATGTACATTTGCTTTAACATTTCGATGCAGATCAATACATCTGCAATTTCTTCTATCATGTTATCACGGTTGATTTTTCCACGTTTTGCCTTGCTGATTGCCTGGATAAGTTCGGCGCATTCTTCCATACAGACTGTACTTTGATTATTTTTGCCGTAATGCAAAATACTTTCTGCGATAACACCTTTATTAATCTTTATCCCTGTGATTAATCCGGCAAGAGCCTTTGCTCCAGAATCACACGCCCATGCTTCCTTGAGATATTTTTTCTGCCATTCATCTTTGTTTTCAGAACTTTCAAGGAAACATAAATGCTGGTCTCTCATATCGGATAATATGTCTTTTGCTTCTTCTGGTTTCATATTAATTTCCTCTTCATCATCAATCTCAACAATTTTTAAGTCTGCGAAATCACAACCCATTGCGAATCCGTCAATCATTTTCTTCTTAACTCCAAATACCTCTATCATGTAAGAATTATTTTCCATGATTTTTATTACATCTGACTTTTTAACATATTCAGCCATTCTTCATCTCCTCCAACTTCTTCTCTATCGGATTAATAATCTCTTCCAATGCCTGTTGCTCATAATTTTCTTTCCAGATTTTTTCTCTTTTCCAAAATTGGATTTTCATAATCTCATTTATTAAATTAATACACGCTATTGCTTCTAACATTCCCCAACATCCATCACAGGCTCTTTCATTGCACCAGTTTATAAATTCTTTAAATTTCATTTTTGAGTTCCTCCAACTTATTTTCAGCTTCTTCACGGGTGAGGAATACCACAACATTCAATTCTCCAAGCCATTCATCCTCGTTCGCCCATAAAAACCATCTGCCGTCTTTTCCGTATTCAATTCCGCTTACCACGTTTTTTCGAATACCCATGCCATATATATCCCATACAGTTGTGCCAATAGGACACGGAAATCTCACAAGCAAGCCCTGTTCTTCTAAGTCTTTGTATTTCTTCAACTCTTTCTGCATTATCGCTAATTTAGCAAGTTCCAATCCAGTAAATGCACCGTTTTCTTTGAGTTCCTTTAATTCTTTTAAAGTGCCAATATCTTTGTAAGACTTTAATTCTTCAAGCCACTCTGCGATTTGTTCATACTCCTTTACATATTGATTTCGTATATCTGCATTTAACTCATTTGCATCTTCTGAACCCATATCTGCATTCTCGATACTCCATTTATAACGATTTGCAACTATCTTTAACTGTTTAATACCATCATCAATTAGAAATCTCTCCATCTACTTCACCTCTTCCATCTGACTTTCTACAGTATCTGCAAGTAACTTCAAGGACTTAATAAACGAGTCCGTCAATGCTGTTTTGTATGGGTTTTTAGTGAATGTTCTGACAAGGCTTACTGCATCCTTGATTTTTTCTTCATCTTCGACGATTTCAGATGCTTCACACAATGTTTTTTCATTGTCTCTGTAAGTAACAACCTTGCTACTATAAAAATTCAATAAGTTTGGAAACGGAATTTCGATAGGGTTTAAATGGTCTTCTCTCGCCCATGTGAATCCCTGAAGCTTTGCCATTTTTATAACACTCAAATATTCTCCCTGTGTCTTTACGAACACGCTCTTCCCTGTTAAATCAATCATCAAAATTTCCTCCTGTAATCTCATCAATACACTGGTTCCATCCTTCTGCAAAGCCAGCATCAGACGCAAGCCGGATTCTTTCAATTGCTTTTTGTTCTAAATCCATAATATTTACACTCCAAATCTTCTAACCAATTCTTTATTCAAATCTGGGATTCTTACATCTGTTTCAGATTCAAATTCCTCAATCATGCTCATAAAGCTTCTTTCGCCACGGTTCGCTTGTCCCACAAACTCATTTGCACAATTGATTACGTCTAAAAGCCTTTTGGTTGAAAATCCATGCAGTTTTCTTAATGCCAACATCATAGTTACGGAATTGATCGTATTCGCCCAGTCATCACCAGTATTGAATCCATCGTTATAGGCTTGATCTTGCATGATTTCCAACTCTTTACGTGAGTTCTGCATGGCTCTGGCGAATGCCTGTGACATTTGATTGTCACAAGCCAGCACCCTATTTTTCTTTGGTGCTTTCATCTTTAATTTGCTTCCCATATTTTTCCCTTTCGTATCTGTATTCCGTCAAACGGTATGCTCTCGATATTCCCGGATGTTCTGTGGCAATCAGAGAATCCATCTCCAATTGCCGCATATGTCTCTGGACAGTGCATTTTGTGAGGTCTGTCCCATCCATGATTTCTTCGTAAGAAGGCATATATCCGTGTTTCTCAAAATACTCCACCAGAAATCTGTAAATATCGTTTCTGGCAGATTGTCCCTCATTATATTTTCTCTGACGGTAATTCATACGCAAAACGGCTATTCTGCCGCAGTATTACTTTTCTCTTCACGCATTTTATTTAATCTTTCCGCAGCTTTCTTTTTCGTTTCGTCGGAATATTTTCTTGGTGGATTGATTTTAATGTAGGAATAAGGCAAGTGGGCGAAAATAGATCCATCGTTATTTCTGGCAATAATTTTCACATCTTCTGGAAATTCCTTTTCTAATTCCTCGCATCTGTTCTTCCAGGCACTTCCATTCTTGGCAGTAAGCCCTACATAATCTCTTCCGGGAATCCACTCAATAACACATTCATTGGTATTCTCTGCCATGTAATCACTCTCCTTTTAAATAATCAAAGATTGATATTTGCTGATAACATTGTTTTACGATAAAAAATCCTCAATACTCATTTGTCCTACCGGGCAATCCATTACATTTCCATTCAGTGCTTCTTCTACATTTGCTTTCATTTGTTTAAAATAGCTTTCTTTAAGTTCACATGAGATTGCTCTTCTTCCAAGTGTTAAAGACACAAATGGGGTGGAACCGATACCACCGAATGGGTCAAAAATTATATCTCCTGGATTGCTCCATAATTCAATGCAGCGCTGAATAACTTCCAGCTGCAAAGGGCAAATATGACGTTCGTCCTTATCTTCTCGTGCAGATTTTTTCTGTAATGTATCGCTCTGCCTAATGTCCATCCATACTGGACTTGCGTAGTTTTGCCACACATCAACAGGAAAAGTCTCGTGTGTATGCGAAATTCGTTCTGGATTTTCTCCTGGCTTTCTCATTGTGACAATATAATCCGGGATTCCCTGCCTGTTCATTGCACTATCTTTTCTAATCTGCTTATGCAGCAGTCCCAATGCTTTTGTTCTTTGCATTTCAGTTACTGGATTTTTCCAGATGGTAACCTTACTATGGTAAATAAATCCGCAATCTTCAAAAATCTGTCGCATGATTGCTGGAAAGTCTTTCAAGCCAATCACGCCGTCACGCTCTTTCATAAGCGGCAAGTCCATACAATGAAAACTAAGTAATCTTCCGGGCATTGTTATTCGATACAGTTCTTTTGCCAGATAGATAAAATGGTTGTAAAATTCATCATCTCCCTTACTATTCCCCATATCCCGGTCACTGTTACTGTATGTATACAAGCTAGAAAATGGTGGTGAAAATACTGTATAATGAATACTTTCGTCCGGGATTTCTTTTGTGATTTCGCAAGAATCGCCGTTGTATATTGCGTATTTTTCTTTAACAACCTGGTCTAAAACATTCATGCTGTAAATTCCTCCCAATCTGGCAATTTCATTTCTTTTGTTGGCTCATAAGGCGTACTTATACGGCAAGTGCTTTTAAGCTCTTTTTTTGTTATTTCCTTTGTTAATTCTGTCATTTCAGACTGCATTTTCTGGAAATCACATTGCTTCCTTTCAATATTTTCCTTTACGCAGCCTTCCTTCGCGGAAATAATAATGTAAACATTCACAGGCTTCTCTTGCCCGAACCGCCAACACCGTCTGACTGCTTGGTAATACTGCTCATAGCTATCTGAAAGTCCAGTAAATATCATATTGTGGCAATTCTGCCAGTTCATTCCGAACCCTGCAATTTTGGGCTTTGTGATAAGGCATTTGACCGTTCCATCAGAAAACGCCAACATAGAGTTGCTTTTATATTCTGATTTATCAGAGCCTTTTACTTCCACGGATTCAGATATCAGTTCGCTTAATCTTGCTGATTCGTCATTTAAATCACACCATACAAGCCATTTCTCATTTGAACTATTTACAAGTTTCGCAGCTTTTTTACATCTAAGTTCAAGACTTTCCTTTCTGGCTTCTCTTCGTTCTGTAAGTGTTAATGATTCTTTTATCGGCTCATTTCCGTCTACAATAATTTCGTTAATGTTAAGTTTCGGAAGATCGTAGCCAGATACTTGATACCCGATATTTGCTGGGTTATCTACAAATACACTGAATGTTGCCAGCCATTGCCAGAATACATCTGTTGCATGCCCCTTTAATCTCCATTTAGATGTTTGTCCACCGTCATGCACAAAGAACATTGATAACATTTCCGACCGTGTCATAACGCCGCAAAATTCGCTGTGATTTCCTATTTCCATATAGTCATTGGGGGCTGGTGTTGCAGTACAAGCCAACTTATAAGGAACTGAATGAAAATTCTGAATAATTGCTGTTCTGACTTTTCCAGAATAAGATTTAAGAATACTACTTTCGTCAAGTACAACTCCCACAAATTCATTTGCAACAAATTTATCCATTTTTTCATAATTGGTAATATTAATACCGCTGATACATTCAGATTGGCTTTCCACAACTTTTGCAGTATAACCAAATTTTTCAGCTTCACGCTTCGTTTGATCCGCCACAGCCAACGGTGCAAGAATAAGAACCATTCCACCAGCGTGTGTGCAAACTTGATGTGCCCACGAAAGTTGCATTGGTGTTTTTCCTAAACCGCAATCAGCAAATATGCAGGCTTTTCCTTTCTTTAAAGCCCATCTCACAATGTCTTTTTGAAATTCATACAACATTGGATTTAATTCCGATTTATCAATATCAAACCCACTGCTTTCAAGAACAAATCGTTTGCTCTTTAAAAAATCTTCATAATTCATTTTTAAAAGAAGCCCGGTGCACCCTTACGTCAGCTGAAGGCAAGCTCCTTTCATTTTTTTATTTTTTATCTTTGGAATTTAGCCAGTAGAACTACTGGTGTGTTAGAATCAGTGATAATTTTCTTCATTGAGTAATTCGTTGAATTTTTCCAACGCCTTAATAGATACTTTGTTATTTGCTTTTTCTGGTCTGATTGATACGTTTAAGTGAGTATCAATGATGTGTTTTAGCTCTCTTGCAAGGATTATTTTGCCCTGTTGGATTCCCTGTCTGTATGTCTTGGGCGGTTTATATTGCCCTGTTACTTGCTTTCCAGCTGACTGGCCACCAGCTGTAATGTTGTACATCTGGAAGCCTTTATCTGCAAAAGCCTTGATTGTTTCAATTTCTTTCTGGTCAAGCTCATCCTTTCTACATGTTCTATATGAAAGCTTCCAACCAGTAGGATTACTTTCACTGTAAAACTTATGCTTTTTAAGGCTTAATGCTATGTGATCGTATTCTCCTAAATGGCTCGCACATCTCTCACGAAGTCTGATTGCTTGCCCCACATAACTGCGTCGAATACCAGCTTCATCTACCCTGTAAAAAGCATATATGCCACTAGAATTAGGAATCCCTGGACATATCTTCTTTATTCGCTCTTCTCGTTCTTTCTTTATTGCGAATATTTGTGCGTAATTCAAATTTAGATCACCTTCTTTCAGCCGAACGCTACCTGTCCGTTATTTTGCATATAAATCATCGGTGCAGTTTTGCGCTCTCCAATTTTCAGATACGAACAATTTGCTTTCACAAGTGCTTCTGCCATAACCGGAACCACACTGTTTCCGATTCTTGCTACTTGTTTCGCAATCGGGTAATCTCTCCACTTGTAATCCCGATCAATAATGTAATCTTTCGGAAACCCTTGCATTACCTTTAATTCTTCTGGCTTTAACATTCTTAGAAAAATATCTGATATGATATATTTCTCTCCATGGATATCAACCAGGACATTTACCAGTCCAAACCTGTCTTTTGTGGTAATGGTTCCAAGCGGTTCATTTAATACTTGACCACATCCTGTTCCGTAATACTTAACAAGAAATGCAGATATCACTCCGAAGTGACCGGGTGAAGTTGTTATCGTATGAAGTGGCTCATCACATCCTTGACCTATTCCAGTTTTGTAATATTTTGTAATAAATGCGGTTACAAGTCCGTATCTGTTTGAAGTATCAATAGTCTTAATCGGATCTGTCAGTAATTGCCCTCTGGAATCACCTTCTCTGGTTTCTCCATGATACTGAATAATAAATGCCAGTGCATCTTTGTTCTTTACAATATATGGTTCTGGATTATCAACGATATATTTCTTGATACCATTTGCAATACGTTTCTGCGTTGCTTCTGCCAATGGTTTCTTGCGGTCAAATATACTTTTTCCTAAGTCTGACCAATCAATGTAGTCTCCGCACTGCTCATATGGTTTCAGACCGTCTGTACCAAAACGATTATGAGTAGGCTTTGGCCATATTATCTGCTTTCTATCTCTGCGAAATACTGCATACCATCTTTTTCTGGTTGTTGGTGCTCCGTAATCCGCAGCTACCAGTTCTCGACTATCAAATTTATAACCAATATTTTCCATTGCTGAAATAAATTTTCGATAATCTTCACCAGTTCTTTCCTTAATCAGATGTCCTTTCTCATCGAGTGGCCCCCATTGTTGTATTTCTTCCACGTTCTCCATAATGATTACATCTGGGAGAATTGCTTTTGCGTGCTTATATACAGCCCATGGGAGAATGCGAAGTCCCTGTTTTCTCGGCTGACCGCCTTTTGCTTTTGAATGGCTTGTACAGTCTGGAGAAGCCCACATCAATGCTACGTGCTGATTTCCGACATATTTCTGCAAATCTACTTTGAAAATATCTTCTGTCAGATGCAGTGTTCCGGGATGATTTGTCTTGTGCATCAGAATTGCATCTGGATCATGGTTAATTGCTATATCAACAGGTCTACCGAGAGCCATTTCAATGCCTACGGATGCGCCTCCGCCTCCGGCAAAGCAATCTATAATTAAGTCTTTCATGTATACCTCTAATTATCTAAAACATCTGGATTTTCGCATTCCATAGCAACTGCAACATCTTCAATGAATTCATCCGGGATATAGATTCCAGCTTGCTTACAAATAGCATATTGTACTTTTGCAATGCTACGGATATCCGCTCCCTGCATTTTCATAGTATTTGTTAAAACTTTAAGGAGATTTGCAACTCCACCATGAGAATGAGGGATTTTCATTTCAGCGAGTTTGCTATTGGTAGTTTCTTTTAACTGATTTTCCATTTTCTTCCTCGTTTCCATTCTTTTTTGATTGAACCATCCTAAATAGCTATTAAATAAGTCGTCAAATGAATTGCTATTGCTAATTGCATTAGAAATAGTTTTGTATGTATCTTTCAGCCATAATTGAAGAATATATTTTCCATTTTCATGAAACCAGTAATAAACTTTTGCTTTGTCTGTTCTTATGCTCCATGGATTAAAATTCAACTCCATATACCAGTTGAAGCAGTATTCCGTCATTCTGAAATTTTTGTTCTTCCCATTAGCATATGTCTTTACGTCTTTACTGCTTTTTAATGTAAGAAAAGGCTTCTCTTCTTCAATTTCGGAATTAACCATTTCTCTAAGTGCATCATAAACAGCAACTTCTACCATAGTTTTCTCCTAACTAAACGGAAATTCATCTTCCATACCGCCTAAATCCGGTACATCCATGAAACTAGGTTCTGGCGGCGGTACTGGTCGTGTGTCTGTTTCCTGCGTTTGCGGTGATTGGCTTTTTCTCTCTGCAAATTCATGTTCTGCAACAAGGCAATCATTTGAGTAAACTTTTTCACCATTTTTATTCGTATAGTTTCCAGTCTGCCATTCTCCACGTACATTTACTTTCGTGCCTTTTTTAAGATATTTCTCTGCGAATTCTGCATTTTTTCCAAGACATACGCAAGCAATAAAGTCTGATTTTCTTTCTGTATTCTTTTTCACTCTTCTCTCGACAGCCAAAATATATCTTGCAATTTTGGTGTCATTCGTTCCCATTCTGATATCTGGGTCAGCGGTTAATCTTCCAGAAAGAATAACAATATTCACAATTTATCACCTCTCAATCTGAATGTCGCACCTGATAAGTGCGTGTTTAATTTTCTTTGTATTCCCTGTTACAACTTCTTCTTTCCCGATAACAAAGGAAATATCATCTTCTGTTACGTCAAATCCTTTTGTCTTGATGTGCTCAACAAGGATTTCTTTGATTTACTCTGCACAAATTCCGATTGTAATTTCCAATGGTGTTATCTCCCTGGCTTGTAAACTGGTGGCATTGGTTGCCATGCAATGACTGGGTAATATGCAATTCCGTGTTCTTCTACCATGCCCCATCTTCCACCGCCTAAATATGTAAGGGTTGTTGGTAACTCGGCGTCTTTTATGGTAACGTTGTATTTTATCTTATCTTCTGGGCTTTCTCTCACATCTGGCTCTGGCGGTAACTTCACTTCTGTTGGAATCCACATATCCGCAGGACTGTAGGAACAAATCAGTTCTTCAACTTTCTCGATTGCATCATTCCATCCTTTATCGTACTTACATTCTTGTTCGGAAGGTTCTGGCTTTTTCAGTTTGTCAAGTGTTTTTAAGAAGATTTTCATTGATTAATCCTCCTTGACTTTCTCAATAGTTTCTTTTATTGCTTCTTTCACAGCCTTGGTTTTAATCATCTTATCTGCCAAGGCTTTTGCCGCTTCCTGTACGATCACGTTTTTATTCTCTTCTAGTATCTCGGAAATATGAGAATGTATCATCCTACACAACGGCTCATTGGTTTCTCTACTACCATATAACTCTTTTTTATAAATAACTCCTTTGATTTCTTTGGTAATTTTTTCAACTACCTTGTCCTCAACATTTTTACGGATTTCCTTTGCAATTTCTTCCTCATTGACACCAATCGTTACTGGTACGCTGAATACGCTCATTTTCAATTTCCCTCCCCTATAGCTATCACATCACATCCAATAAATACCAATTCCTCATGTTCACTAATTCCATAGCCGACAGATCTTCTTCCTACTTTAAAAAATACATTATTTGTATTAACCGTAACTCCTTCAGTTTTTTCCATATAATCAGAAACAATAGCTTTCAAAATATCTTCATTTAAGAAAGCCTTTCTTTCGACTATTTGATGTTCTTTTGGCATATATTCAAGCCATGTCTCTATACCTTTGTATTCTTTTCCTTCTGTGTCAGTCCATTCGCCATTTCCAGTATATGCAAGCATGATGATTCTTTCAGAGTTTTTCAGCTTTACATAATACAAACATGCGGTATCATCAGTTGGAGCTTCTGGAAGCATATCTCTTACTGAGCGCCATGCACTAGTTGAAGGAATTGTTTTTCCTGCTTTACGGTCTACATGCTCCTGTCCTTTAATTACATAGTTTCTAAATTTTTTTGGCATTAATTTTCTCCTTTCAATTATTCAGTCGAATTGTTTTCCTTATCATCTTCAACTGCTTTCCAAATACAATCCATAACAGATGCATAATCAAGCAGTATTTCTCTTTCTCTGATGTTTCTTCCGTCTTTTTCATGCCAATCTCTCACTATATAAAGTTCGGCATTTGCAGAAAGAATATCTGTTTTCATGTCCCAGTATTTAATATGAATTTCATAAGCTGCATTTGCAGAAATTGGATTTACATAAATTCCTTTTGTTACTTCTTTCCAATCTTTTAATTCAATTGATACCATCTATTTCTCCTTTCAAAACGGACATAAGTCCAAATTAACTTCTAGCCCCGGTCTGGCAATCTGCACCAGGGCATCATCCCAAACCACCGCTTCTTTTATCTCCTTCAAAATCTGTTCCGGGTCAGCTGCTTCATTACTCAAATGCACCAATGTTACCGTCCGCAATGCCGCTGTACGGTTTGTATTTACCAAGCTTTTGCAAGTATCTAAGGAACAATGGCCTTTAAGCCTGTGCGTGTAATTTTCGGCTGTTTTATCAACCAATTCTCCACAGTAGTTGCACTCAATAACCAAGTGATTCAGTCGCATTGCCTTGAAGTTGTATCGGCAAAACTCAAAGTCTGTCATGTACAGCAGCTTTCCCATCTCTTCATGTTCCACTACATAACCATAATTGAAACACGGAATAAGTTTCCCTGTATCCTTGTCCCTTGTAGTATGTGGCAAATAGAACGGTATTACTGTAAACGAGCCAACCCGAAACGGTCTTTTCTCTGGAACGCCTTTCATCAGCTCTCCAGTGATGATTTGCATATGTTCCACGGTTTCATCATTGGTGTAAATCTGAATGCCTAAATTCATCAGATTTTTAAATGATTCACGGTGATCACCGTGTTCATGCGTTAGAAGCACGCCAGAAACATCGCTTGTTCTGTAATCAATAGCTTTCAGAATGTCTTTGTATTTGCATCCGCAGTCAAGAAGAAGCATTTCTCCGCTGTTGGATTTCAAAACATAGCAGTTTCCATGTGTACTCCCTGTATTTACTATTCTCATGAACATTTTTCATCACCTCGCTTTCTGTTTATTTGTAGCTATTTAAAATTGAAGAAGCAGTTTCTCCAATCATATTTTTATCGTCCTGCTGATATGGAGGAGCTCCGCGCCATAATTCTTTCATATCTTTTAAATCTGTAGCCACCATTGCGTCCCTTATTAATTGAAGCTCTTTAAGCGATAATTCCACAGTCACAATGGAATCCCAATTTATTTTCTTTCTTCCTATTTCTTTCATACTTCATCATTCTCCGGGAACTGAAACACAATGTTTGCAGGCTCGAATTTCATATCTGGGCTGTTAACCATGGTTTTAATGATTCCGAAACCTCTTGCAGCCATTTTTATGCATTCTTCGTAATCATCATCGCTCATTTCAATGTTTTGTGCTAAAAACATTCCTGCATACACTTTATGCAAAGCTTTCATAGCTTTTTGGGCTTTTTCATCTGTCGAATAACGAGCCATGACTGTTCCTTTTTCGCCTACCATTGGCACATATGCTCTTATGATATTTCCAATTCTGCTTAATGATGTGATTTCATAAGGAACATCAATTTCCCCATTCTGACTTGCTAATCTCATTCCTACTCACCTCCGAAAAACGTTTCTCTCATATCAACAGGCTTATATTTTTTATGCATTAAAGCTTTGTTCTTTCTGGCTCCCTGTGGGTCATTGCAGACAAATGATTTGCATATCTCCGGTCTAACAGGGTAGATTGAACATTTCTCTTTTGCCTTATCGTCCATCAGAAACGGACAGGTTAAATCCATTAATGAAGCAGTGAAATTATGTCTGCATTCCTTGATATGGTGTTTGCGAATGTACCACTTAATCTGTTTGATTTCCTTGGATGATATCGGTAGAAAATTTGAACAACACGAACCGCATTCTGAACATTTCCCATCTACCGTGAAATCATAAAGTCCGCTGTTCATATTGCTTACAACTTCTTTAATTGTTTCAATTACACTGCTGCTCATATCAGTTTTCCTCATTCACGACAATACCGCCGTGGATAATAACTCTCTTTCCGTCAAAATCATCAAAGTAAACTTCATTCTCTGATTCGGAAACATCAAACTTTCCAGACCAGGACTTAATTTTACCGCCGTTGTAATCGTAAACAGTTACGGTACGGTTCAGACCGCCGTCAATATCACTGGATAGTGATTTTAATGATCTGCTACAGGAAGAACAACCACTAAACATTGTGATTGCTGTAACCCCTGTGATTAATACTGCTATCTTAATACATTTATGCTTCATTTTGGCTCTCCTTTTACATTGTAAGTCGGATTATAATGAGTACCACATATGTAATAACATTTAAAAGAATAATTAAATTGGTTCGATTGTATTCATTTTTTCGAATAAAAGTTACTATCCATCCCAAAAGTGCTATTGAAAGCAAAATAATAAGCACAATTGTGGAAGTTTCCATCCTACATTTCCTCCTGGCTCATAAATGACGGAATTTCTGTTTCCACTGGCTCTGCTGCCGGAACTGGTTCTTTCTCTGCTGTTTTTACAGTTTCGGCTACGGTTGGCTGCTTTGGCTTTTCTTCGATTGCTTCTGGCTGTGGAATGAATTCTTCTACATTGGCATTCTGTTCGATTTCTTCCTGTACTTCCCTGTACGTAGAATCCATCATGTTGTATTCGTAAGCCTGTACTGGATTGTCCCATCTCTTAGGAATAGACTTCATAATGTTGTTTCGCATCTTACGAATAATCATTGATTCTCTGGATTGTGTTTCATAATAAGATGGTGAAATATACGGTCTTAATTCCTCACAGTCAATGATTGCTTCCAGTTCTCCAATGTCAGCGACATTTTTCATGATTTCTTTTTTCTTTGCTTCAATTTGAGCTTTCTGCACATCTGTAGCTTTATATCTGTCTGCACAAATTCCAAACGTTTCATTCTGGAGATTATTCTTGATGTGTGCTGCAAGATTCTTTAAAACATCTGCTCTCTCACAGGAATGATACTCAATGTGTCCATCTTTATATTGAATTGGATATACTACACGAACAACTTTTCCAATTCCAGATTCTTCCCATTCTGGCGGTGTGATTTCTACACCTTTATGTCTTGGTGGAATATACTTATCACCTTCTCTGACTTTCCAGTATGGGAATACTTTTTCTACATTTACACCATATCTGCTAACAAGGCTGTCATTTCCATCACCCTCAATAGCAAATTCAATCTTCTTCTCCCATTGAGCTGGTTTCCCTTTTCCTGCTACGTTTACGTTTCTGATCTGGAAATAACACTCTCTCGGCTGTGCATTTGCATTCAGTTTCAATGCTGCTACTTTGCTCAGAATGAATTTAAGGTTGGAGCCATTTATTGCCTCAAAACTTACTCCGCTCTCATGCACCATCTGGAAAATAGATCCCATTGCCGCTACTACGCAATCTTTTGAGTAGGAATCAAATTCCATTCCTCTTGAAGTCAAATCTCTTTCCATTAAATCAACATACCGATTTGTATAGTAGGAAAGCTGTGTGTTAAATGTTGCTACTTGTGTGTTTTCTGCCATTTTAATTCTCCTTTTCTTTATTTATATGCTCAGTGGCATATGAAACAGGATGAAATAATTTGTCCTATGTTGAATTGTAATTTCCTGTTCTTTCATTAACTGTTTTATTTTTCCCTGTTGTGCTTTCCGGGCATTCACCCGGATTCATATGCCACCGATTTTTTATTTACTCTACGTGGAATCTTCCATAACCGCTTGTTCTGCCAGACCCGATGCCACATCCAAATCCTGCAAGCTGAATAATATTAACGATCTGCTCAATGGAATAAATATTATCTACATATGCAAGTTCGATTTCTGCTGACCATCCGGTAAATCTGTTTAAATGTACAAGAACAGGTTTTCCTTTCTTTGGTGACATTAGTTTTTCGTCAATGTAATGCTCAGCAAACTTAATCGGTATTAAACCTCCTTTGGCGATAATATTTACTCCAGCTTTGAACTTTGTACTATATGTATCAACCCCATTTCTTACAACAGCATCGCAAAAACATTTCAATAACCCGAATGCTGTAATGCAAGGTGCATTGTTGGTGAGTGCATCAATAAGGCCTTTTTCTGAGAAATCTGTAGGTTTTCCATTGTACCAGTGAATTGATGTAATGATTTCTTCCCATACATTTGCTTTTTCAAGGTTCTTTGCCTTGTCTTTTCTCTGATCAATCAGTTCTCTTGCGGTCACGTCATTCATCTTATTGAGAACTAAGTCTCCGTCTCCGATGATTGTGACTGTTGCGTGCTTAACGTTGATTGCCTGTAACTGAATTCTTTCTTCTTTTTTAGTTTCCATAATTCTTTTCCTCCGATTTTTTAATAGTTTTTATAGTTTCTGTTTGCGCAAACATTCAAGCAGATTAATCCACAATAGTTTAATATAAATATAATGTTGTGTTATGTATTTTCGTATGCTGTACTGTGCTATCCTGTAGTGTATTGCGAAAGTAATCCGCTTAAATCTTTGCGTAAATTTCAGATATGCTTAACTGACAATAGAAAATGTCTTATAGTGTCCTGTATTTTTCTGTAATATGCTGTCCTATATTTTGCTTGCATTGTAGTTCGCTTTCCTATTCTTGGCAGATTCTACTGCCAGTTAAATACATCTGTGTTGAATGCTCGGTAGGTAACATGAAGTGTCCTATAGTGTCCTATGCTGTCATATAGTGAGTTATTCTTTACTTTCCTGTGACATTTTTCATGCCACCTACCCAAAATTCAATTTTCGGAGTGCTGTTTTACAGGCGATATAAAGGTCGTATAATATATATTGTGTTGTCCTATTTTGAGGTGTATTTCGTTATTTTGTTATATTCTTCATTGACGGTTATACCACCTGTAAAACAGCACTCCGTTAAAATGTTGCGTTGTACTTTACTGTTCTGTCTTATCCTGTAGTTTAATATGTTATTTTTTAGTATAGTAAGTGTTCGCAACACTTGTCACTCTGCATAAGTGAAATATTTTGTCCTGTTCTGTTCTGTCTTGTCTTGTCCTGTCATGTATTGTAGTAAACTTTCTGCTTATGCAGACTGATAAATGCTGTGGTTTCCTACGCTCATAAACCTGTAAAATAGGTAATTATAGTGCTTTATTGTCCTGTCCTATACTGTTGTTCTGTGTATTATCTTGTGCTATTCTATAGTTTCTGCCTGTTTTACAGGCATATCAACGTAGGAATTTCGCCGCTACTGCACTCATGTCCCTACAAGAATAAAGTGTAATATGTGTTGTGCTGTTCTGTTTTGTATTGTATTGTGTTGTTCTGTCGTATTATCCTACTCCTGTAGGCATATCAGCACAGTAACGGCTTCGATATTTAATTACTGATTACATTTCTTTATGGTAATCGGCATTGTTGGGTGATTAATTTCCCCATCCTCAAAAACTTTTACGATTTTAACTTTATTGGGATCTCCTGCATTTAAGTAAACCATGTCCCCTACTTTTGGTTCAAAATCCGCTTTGAACACATATCCTCTTTTTCCTCCGGCATTTTCAATTTCTACATATTTAATCATTCTATTTTTCTCCTAATATTTAATTAATCAGTTCCCAAACTTCTTCGTATTCAGAAATATTCTGGTATTTCTGCTTCACTGCCAGAAGTTCATTTCGGCAACGCTCTAAAAGTGCTTCGTATTCATCCGGCTGTTTCAAAATAAGCTGTGTTGGCTTATATCCGCTTTTTCCATCTGTTTTGTAAAACACTCGAATTGCTGTCGGCTTTGGCTTGTTGTCAATATCCTGTTCCACGATTTTTAACTGACAAACTATCTGTCTGGCTTCTTGGATTCTGTATTTTTCAGCTGCTATGGAATCATCCCATGTAAAGCACTTATGTAATTCTGTACTTTCGTCCCTTGCTTTCTCAAGAATCTGTTGTGGTGTAGCTGATTCCATCTGATCGCAAATTTCCATGATTTCAGACGCACATTTTGTAGCATCTGCCTTGAAAAAATGTTTTCCCCATGTTGCTGTTAGCATTTTCCCCTCCTGTTTGTCAGATTACTTTCAAATCCCCATCTGTCACTCTTAGCACAATCATCTGCCTGTCTAACATAGGTATCCTGCTTTTGTCAATGCTCTCAGAATCATCAATCCAAAGCGGAAGATTCAGCCCATTCATTTCCTGTAATCCATTCAGTAAATCAACCTCGCAAAGAATTTTGTCGGAATGATTTAATCCGCTATTGTAGTCAATTCCATTGCAGATCATCTTGCAAGTTTCCACTGGATTTCCCTCAATCGTGTAATCAAGGAAACTGAACTGGAAATGATGGAAAAATGGATTGATTTTCTCTGCCAGTGCCTTATTCTTCTGAATTGAGAAGTTAAGAACGGTGTCAATATTCTTTTCAATATCAGCTTGTACCTGTCCAAGGCTTTTCAGTTCCTCGTTCAGTTCGGCTACTCGCTTTTCTTTCTCCGTGACTGCTGCCTGTGCAATCTTAATGTCTGCATCCACATTGGAAATCTGTTTCATAACATTGCTGATCTGCATTCTTAATTCCTGTTTCTTTCCAGGAACATCATCAAATGATTTCAGTTTCTCTTCAAGTCCTGCAATTCTCGCTGTAACCGCAAGATATTCTTCATCATTTGTCATATCTACAGATTCTGGAAGCTCCGTAAATTTGGACTGTTCTTCCTCGATCTGTTTAGCAAGTTCAGCAACTTCATCCTGTGCCGCACTGATTTCCGATTGTAATTTGTTGATTTCCTCGTTAGTTTTCTTTAATTTTGCAGCGGAAGTATTTCCAAGGTCGCAGACATATTTAAGCTTTTCCTGCTTCTCCGATTCAAAGGATTCTTTTACTTTCAACTGTGATTCAATTCTAGCCTTCTTCTTTTTCTCAAAGGAGGCTTTCAATTCGGCAACCTGTTCTTCCGGCAGTTCCTGTCCGCAGGTGGGGCAAATGGTATCAGAATCATTGAATGTCTCAGCTTCAATAGCTTTCAGTCCAGAATCATCCCATTCCATTTCCTTGATTCTCGGATAATCCTTTCTGGCTCTATCCAAGTCAGCCTTTGCCTGTTGTGCTTCCCTTATGTGGTTGTCCAGTTCCATTCCAATAATACGAATGCTTGATTCCTTTTCTGATTTTTTTAACCTAAGTTCGGAAACTGTATCAGAAATGAATTTTTGTCTGTCTCTTAACCATTCATTCGCTTTGCTAACCAGACCATCCCTGGAAGATTTCAAACCACGGATTTCATATGAAAGGCTGTCATAGCCTTTTGCTGAATCTTCAAGAATCCCTTCCTGTTCTTCCAGCTTGGAAAGTTCCGCATTAAGCTCCTGTTTTTTGGATTCCAGGGAAGAAGTATCTTCTGCTTCAACAGTCCGATTGGTTTCGTAAGCAATCTCTGTATTTTTTGCATCAACCTTTTTCTTCTGTGCATTCAGTTCCTTTCGGAGCTTCTTTAAGGTATCCTCTACGGAATGCCCCTTTGTAATTTCTTCTACATGTGCATACTGTGGATTTTCTTCCATAAACTGCGCAATATCAAAACCAGACATTTTTTCCAATACCTTTCTGGATTCTGCGGTTGACTTCTGCAATGTGTCCAGGAACGGTTTTGGATTACTGCACATCAGAAGCGTTGAAGGCTCTGCTATTGACTGGATGAACTCGGTATAATCCTTTGATTTAGCCGGGAATCCGTCAATTTCATAAGAAGTTTCATTTCCATCGAATACCTCTTCGGACTGTCCTCTCGGTTTTCTCCACTTTTGCTTTGTGATTTTGCGGATCACTTTTTCTTTCCCATCAATCGCAAGTGTAAGTTCTCTTACAACATCAACCTTTGGCACTTCCACGCCATTTTCTTTTCTGCGAATAGAAGTCGGTTCTGTACCATTTGCCATCTTTCCTGTCAAAACGTCCAAATATGCATCCTGCAATGTGGACTTTCCTTCTCTGTTTCTGCCGGAAATCTCTGTTCTTGGAAACAAATCTACAGACTTACTCGGAAACTTCTTGTAATTCTCCAACGAAATCTTTTTCACTTCCACCTTCATGCTCGATTATCCTCCCTATTGATACCTCGTATGCAGTTCTAAGCTCTATTTCATCACCAGATAATTTTTTCCGATAAATTCGGCTCTGGATTCTTCCGATTATGCTTATGTAATCACCGACCTTGAAATCAGCAGCTTCTCTGGCTTCTTTCCACCATGCTATACATGGGATATAATCTGTTCTTCGCAAGTCATATTCATTGCAAGCAATCATCAAATCACAGATTTCTTTTCCTATTGGTGTTTTGCGGTAAATAGGAGGCTTGCAAAGATAACCTTCCAGAATGATTTTGTTTTCACCTTCTGCGCTCCCATCACCATCTCCACACCAGATTGTTTCCGCTTTGATTTCAAGAATCAAATGTGACTTTCCACTTTCATGTTTGTTTGAAGAACTGTATCTTCCTTCAACATAGACGTGTTTTCCGAGCTTTAAACCTTCCGTCTGCTTTTCTTCAACAATTATCGGAAGTAAATCTACGTTCCCGCTGGTACGCTTTGCACCAATATAGAATCTTCCGAATTTTTCTCCGTCCTTGAAAAACGTTCCTGGCTGAATGTCCATTATTACGCCAAATATCTGAACTTCATTCTTATTATTCTTCATCCTACAATTTCTCCATTTCTTTTACGGAAATCTCATATACACTTTCCGTTTCTTCCCCATTAACATAAACATCACGGCTCATTAACCTTCCGTTTACTTTAATGTAATCATTTCTTTTAACCTCTACTGCCAGATCAGCACCTTTTCCCCATAAAGTACAGCGAATAAAATCCGCTCTTTCTGAATACTCTCTTGGAATTGCTACAAAAAGATTTGAAACTTTTCTGTGCGTTACTGATGTAAGTTTTGCATATGGCTCTTTCGTGCAACTTCTGGCAATAAACTCTACTTCGTTTATATCACCTTCCGAAACCTGTTCTTCCAGGATTTCCACCTCGTCAGCTGCGATATAATTAACGTTGTGGTGCTTATTTGGATTTTTAGAAGTGTCCATGCTTCTGATTGATCCTGTTACCACAATCTCTTTTCCGTTATAATCATTGTCACGTACAATGGAATCTTCTATAACGATTGGGAACATATCTACTGCACCACTTTTGCGAATAACTGTCAGCATGAATTTGTAATAGTATCTTCCGTAATGTTCGTGGCTAAATACTATTTCCCCGGCTCTGCCGGATAATTTTACTTTATTTAATCTTTGCATTTACTTTTCCTCCATTTCTAATACAATAGGAAGAAACACCATTGAAAATAAGACTGTTGATACAAAGAACACCCCGATAACATCAAATGATGTAAGCATCCATGTGATTGAGAAGATTACTGTAAACATCCCTATCCCTACAAATATTTCTCCTATTGTCTTTACCACCTCTTTCATTTTGTTCTCACTTTCTTCTGGATGTGGTTACTGCAAGTGCAGCTGCCAGAATAGCGATAATTACATTTCTTGCCATCAGCTTTTCTTCCAGATCAGCAATGATTTCGCTGGAAAGTGTCTGATTTTCGCCATTTTTTTGCATAAAAAATCCTCCTGTTATATTTTTGTTTGTCAAATACAGGAGGTTGTGTTATAATATTCCTGTATTTAACTAACTCGTTCTTAGTTAGATACCGTCCTGGTTGGTGTGTCCGCACCTTCCAGGGCAACTTAATCTGCTTCTACAAATTTTCCGTCTTTCAACATATAGAAAGTATCTTCTTTAATGTTTTCTCCATCTACTTTTGCTGATTTAATATCTACAATATGATATTCATTATTAATTTCTTTCCACTCAGTCAGAACAATAAAACATCCGATTTTTCCCTTAGCTTTTGATTTAATTCCTGTAGCTAACGCAATGCTTTCTTTTCCTTCGACAATTGCCGCTGAATAATCTCCGGTATTGGTTGCCGCTGACTGATATCCGGTATTGGTTGCCGCTGAATAATCTCCGGTATTGGTTGCCGCTGACTGATCTCCGGTATTGGTTGCTGCTGAATAATTTCCGGTATTGGTTGCCGCTGACTGATATCCGGTATTGGTTGCCGCTGACCGATCTCCGGTATTGGTTGCCGCTGACTGATCTCCGGTATTGGTTGCCGCTGAATAATCTCCGGTATTGGTTGCCGCTGACTGAT